ATGGAATATCAGGTTCAGTACCGCGACGGTCGCCGCTGGGTGGTCCTCGCTTCGCACCCAAGCCGCAATGCAGCGCGTGACGATGCCGCTGCCCGCATTGCCTTCTTGGTTGCCGATGGTTTCAAGCACGGCGATGTGGTTCGTGATTTCCGCGTGCGTGGTGTAGCCAACCAGCAGGTGGCCGCATGAGTGGGCCCTATGTTTATGAGAAAGCGACCGGCGAACACTTTTATGTCGTCGGTTATTACGATCCGTTTGGCAAATTTCGCACAGAGTCTGACTGCGATACCCGCGAAGAGGCTGCTCTGCGGGTTTCTTTTCTGAACGGTGGTCGTCAGCCGGATTCTGATTTATGAGCCGCACGACCGACACCGAACGCGGTGCACGCATAGCGCTCGATTACGTTGAATTAAAGCTCATTCAACGCGATTTATTCCCGACCCGCCGCGCACCGTCGCTAAAGTTCTGGCGCGAAATAAAGGCTGTTGTGACCGAACATCTTGCCGAGTGCAAGGCATTACGCGAGGCCCGCGCATGAATGCCTCCGAAGAATTGAAAATGTGGCAATCGCTTGAATTGAAGTTGAAGTTCTGGCAGCTGATTCTGCTGAAGAAACAAGCAAAGACCGACGACGAACGCGCCGAGCTAGACCGACTGATAGAGGAACGCATCAGGTGGGTTGGCTCGGGGCAGGGCGATGAGCCATGAAGACGCAGCCGTCCAGGCTAGCCCATTACCCGAACAGCCCTTGTTATCAGTGCGGGGGAGCGCAGTTTCAGACGTTGAATGCGTGGGATGCGAAGCTGACGGTCTGCACCGATTGCGGCGTGCTGATCTCGAAGCGCAGGGATATGCAGAGCTCTTACAGCGCATGCAGTGGCAACAGTTCTGGACACTCACATTTCGCATCGAAGAAGCCGGCCGTACCGGTGGTGTCCATCCCGAAAAAGCTGATAAAGCGTTCCGATTTTTTGCCAGCTGCATCAACCGCGAAATATACGGGCCGAAGTGGAGCACCAAATCGCACGGCGGTATCCAGTGGGCACGGGGGCAAGAGTTTCACAAAGACGGCCGATTGCATTTCCACGCCGTCGCAGCTGCACCTACCGATGATTTAAACCGGCTAATGAGCCGCTACCAGTGGCATGAGTTTTGGTTCAAGGAATTTGGACGTAATCGCATAGAAGCACCACGCAGCCAACTGGATATCACCGGCTACGTGTCGAAGTACGTAACGAAGGGAGGGGTGGTGGACGTGTCGAAGAACTTCGGCGCCTGGATCCCACCACCGATCGACTACACCCGCCGCCCAGTGCAGGCCGAGTTCGATCAGACAACACGCAAGGGGAGTATCGACGCATTGAATCGGGGTGTAGGGGCAGCGCCCCTACGGACTGGTCAACGAAACAGCCGGTGATCGCTCACCGGGACATGTAGTACCGCCCCCGGTCTGGGAGGCACCGAAGCCGCAGCCTGTTCGCCTACGCGCAACCAGCACGGCAACGCCAGGAATCCACCCCTGAAGACCCGCCTTCGCTCGCAGGCGACCTAAAGCGACCGGTAGGCAGGCACCGTGACAGTCAGCCCCCGGCGGTCTGATGCAAGCATCGCGCAAGGGTCCTCGCTACGGCACCACACACCCCCCGGCACGGGGGGTAAGGGGGGCCTTAGCTTGACCCCACAGTACCGCCCGAATTTCGCAGTAACCCAACCGACGCAAGCCCAACCAACAGAGAGAACGAAGACCATGAGCAACGCACCGAAGATTACGATCAACAGCGCTGTCGAAACCCGCACTGTCACCACCTCGAAGGGCCTGCCGAAGGCGATTTATAGCCAGCGCGCCACGCTCGAAACCGAAGCCATGCGCATTCAAATCGAAGTTGAATGCGATGGCCCGGACAAGGGCTACGCGGTCGGCACGGTCAAGGAATGGGATTTGGTTACCGATCTGGTGCCGGGCCGTTTCGGTGTCGAACTGGCGCGCCGCATGACGCTGGTTGATCCGCAGGGCAACAAGCCGCAGCGGCAGGCGGCGTAAGCGATGGCCTTGCTCATCCCCGCATGCCGTGAGGCCGATCTGGATACGGCAGCGGGGACGTGCACGGCGATCATCTGGATTCCTCAACCGTCACTTTTGCCGGAACTGGCGGTGAAGGATGCCCAGGCCATCGGCAGCGCAATCGCGTTCCTTTGGGCCACGGCGTATGTGTTCCGGCTTATCCGCAAGAAAATTCAACAGTCCTAGGAGGACATGCAATGCGCAATCTGAAGACCCTGTTCAAGAACAAGGCCGCTGCTCTGGCCGCCGTCGGCTCGTCCGCCCTGGTATCCGTTCCGGCGTTCGCTGCTGGCGGCGGTGGTGTGGATGTGTCCGATGTCGTGACCGCGATCAAGGGCGCCGCAGGTCCGATTGCCGCCATCGGCGGCGCAGTGCTGACCGTGCTGGTCGGCATCAAGGTTTACAAGTGGGTGCGTCGCGCCATGTAACGACGACCGGCGGATAGGGCCAACTCCCTCCCGCCGGTCTTTTTTGGGGGCAGCAATAGGGCAGGGGAACGGGCGATGGAAGGGTGGATTTGGTTGTGCGCATGGCTGGTCGCCTGCGCGATTGTCTTCGTGGATTTCGAATAATGGGCTGGCTCGCACGCGTGTTTGCATCCGCGATTGCGCGTCGCCTCGCCTACGTGTTTGTAGCGGCAACGCTCGCATGGTGTGGCATGGGTAAGGCGCATGCGACCGACTACCCCACACAAGGCGCTGCGTACAGTGCATGTATTTCTGAAGTTTCCGCGTATGTAGCTGCCCGCTCGTACGGGAGGAATCCCGAATGTTTTATTGAGCAGGGCACCAAATCGTATCGCGGTCGATTTGAAACCAAGGATTGCAGCACCTGTGATTGGTATCGTGGCTATTACGGCATATTCGGGTGGTCTACAGGCTGTGACGCTGAACCTGATTACACCGGTTCGGGTCCTTGGGGCACCTATGTAGGTACCGCTCGCAGTGGCAGCATTGGTTGCCGTAACGGCTGCGACGGTGTTTGGTTTGGCAATGGCGATGACACGATGACGTGGAAAGCTCTTGGTGGTGTCTGCCCGAAAGATCCCGAAAAGACGTGTGATTCGATGGGCAAGGGGTATGGCTGGAATGGCTATCTCGGTGTGTGTGAGCCGCCGCCTACGAAGGAATGTCCAGAGGGAAAGGTTCCGGATGGTAAGGGCGGTTGCGCTGATAACAAGTGCCCGGAAGGCATGCTGCTGCAAGCCGATGGCACGTGTGTACCGAAGAAGAACGATTGCCCTGCTGGGCAGATCAAGTCGCCCAGCGGTTCATGCCTGCCCGGTGATGGTCAATGTGCTGCTGGTGAAGTGCGCGGCCCTGACGGTACGTGTAAAAAGGATGGCGACGGTGATGGCAAGCCTGATGAGCCGGGCGAGGGCGATAAGAGCGAATTTTCAGGCGGTGACAACTGTGATTCGCCTCCGAGTTGTAGCGGTGACGCCATCATGTGCGGGCAGGCGCGCATTCAATGGCGCATTGATTGCAACACACGCCGCGATGTAAACATCACGGGCGGCTCGTGCGCCGCGATGCCTATTTGCGTCGGCAACAACTGCAAAGCCCTTGAGTACTCGCAACTGCTGATGCAATGGCGCGCTGCATGTGCGCTGGAAAAGGCGGCGAACAACAGCGGCGGCGGTACTGGCATCAACGCAGACGTGAAGGCGATTCGCGATGCGATCACTGGCAATGGCACGGCTGATATCGGTGCCGATGGCAAGCCTGCTGACGCGTTTTCCGATGAATCTGGGTATGGCGAAGGCGGCTACCCAACGGGTGAACTCGATGCGCACGGTTTCGGCTATAGCCGCACGTGCCCAACGATTCCCGATGTTGCCGTGTTCGGCCAGACGCTGCACTTCGATACGTCCAAGTTTTGCCAGTGGATGGTGCTAGGCGGGCAAATTGTGTTGGTTATGGCATCGCTGGTTTCCCTGCGTCTGATGAGTCAGGGAGGTAGCGCGTAATGCACTGGTTAATCGCACAACTCGTAACTGCGCTTGCATGGTTGTTCAAGTCGCGTATCGGCCTATGGGTCATGACCGCGCTTGTCTGGCTGGGCATCAACTTTGGCACGATCAAAATGGTTGTTGAGCCTGCGATTGATCTGCTTAAGGACTATGCCCAGGGCATGGGCAGCGGTAGCGGTCAGCTCGGCGCAGACGCGATGGCGTGGTTCGGCGTGCTGCAGTTCGACAAGGCACTGACGATGGTTATCTCTGCGATTGCAGCCAAGCACGCCATCATGCAAGGCCGGCTGTTCCTGTTTAAGCGTGGATTCGGAGCCAAGCCGTAATGCCAATCGAGCTATACACCGTGCAACCCGGCAACGGTAAAACCGCGCTCATGATGGAACGCCTGGTCGAAGAGTCGAAGCGCGCCGAACGCCCGATATTTGCAGCGCTAATCGATGGGTTGCAGGATGGTCTAGCGGCTGTTCTCGATGACCCACGCAAGTGGAATGACGGAGCCAAGTCGTAATGCCAATCGAGCTATACACCGGGCAACCCGGCAACGGTAAAACCGCGCTCATGATGGAGCGCCTTGTCGAAGAATCGAAGCGCGCCGAACGCCCGATATTTGCAGCGGGAATCGATGGGTTGCAGGATGGTTTAGCGACTGTTCTCGACGACCCACGCAAGTGGAATGACAAGGACGCAGACGGCAATTACGTCGTGCCCAATGGGTCGCTTATCTTCGTAGACGAAGCGTGGAAGTGGTACGGTCATTTGCACGACGCTACGCGGCAGCAGACGCCGAAACACGTGCTTGATCTAGCAGAGCACCGGCATCGCGGTCTTGACTTCGTGTGGACCACGCAGCAGCCGAACCAGCTGTACCCGTTCGTGCGGGGCTTGATCGGTGCACACACGCATGTAGTGCGTCGGTTCGGAACGAAGATGATCGACGTTTTCCGCTGGGGCGAGTTGAACGAGGAAATCAAGTCGTCTGCGAAACGCGATCTAGCCCAGCGCACAACGCGTCTGCTGCCGTCCTCGATCTTCGGTGCATACAAGTCGGCGGAGGTGCACACCATCAAGCCGCGCATTCCGTGGAAAGTGATGGCGCTGCCGGGATTGGTCATCCTTGCCATCGCGCTTGGATGGCTCGCCTACACGATGCTCAAGCCCAGCGCGATGGCTGGCAAACTCGGGCAGAAGGGGACGCAATCGGCGTCAGCCGATGCGGCCCCTGGCGGCTCTGCGACTACCGCAAGGCGTGATCGTCCGCGTTGGGAATCTCCCACCGAATATGCCAAGCAACATTTGCCCCGGTTCGACACCATGCCCTGGACTGCACCCGTATTCGATGATCGCAGCATCACTGCCGATCCGATGTTGATTTGCATGTCGTCGTTGGCTGGCACGGACGCGCAGGGTAAGTACAAGGAAGCGTCTTGCACGTGCATGACAGAGCAGGGCACCGCGTATGACCTCGATCAGCCGCAGTGCCGCACGCTTGCTAAGCGCGGCCCGGTATATAACCCGTATCGCCAGCAGCGCGAGAACGAACAGCAGCCCGCCCAGCAGCAACAGGCGGTGCAGGGTGGGGCGGCTCCGCCTGGGCTCAATGGCATCGCTGTCCAGCGTTCTACGCGCGCACAGGGCAGCTTTCCCGAGTCAAAGGCATACAGCACGAAGACTACGACGCCTTCGACCAGTTTGGAGATGTGATGACCAGCAGCGGCCGCGAGGCATTGAAGTGGTTTGCGCTGGTCTTGATGACCGGCGATCACGTGGCGAAGGTGTTCTTCGGTGGGTACGTGCCGGTGCTATCCGAACTGGGGCGGATCGCGTTCCCTGTGTTCGCGCTGGTCATGGCGTACAACCTTGCCCAGCCAAGGGCCGATTATGCGAAATCTGTGGTGCGCCTTGCTGGCTGGGGGTTGTTCGCGCAGCCATTCCACGCGTGGGCGTTCGGCCACTGGATGCCGCTCAACGTGCTGTTGACCTTTGCGCTTGCTGTGCTGGTGGTCTGGACGGTGCATGCTCGGCACTGGCTCTACGTGGCCGTACTCGCTGTCATTGGCCCCGTGCTGGTCGATTACCAGTGGTCCGGTGTGTGGTTGGTGCTTGCGGCCTGGGGTTGGTTCCGCACTGGCCGCCTGGAGTGGTTCGCGGGCGTGCTGGCCAGCATGGCTGCGCTGTGCTGGTACAACGGCAACGTGTGGGCGCTGGCGGCGCTTCCGGTCCTGGCGCTCGGCTATGTCTGGTGGCCGGTCCCGCGGCTGCGCTGGGCGTTCTACGGGTACTACGTTTTGCATCTCGTAGTGATCGGAATGCTTGCAGCTAGACCGCCAGTGCTTTGAGGGGTGCAGGGGCATATGCCCCTGCGATGACGCTCATCCAGCCATCGTGCCGAAGTGTCTATCTCGCCAGCTACTCAGATTCACGACGACCACCTTTACTGTTTGTTGCGCAAACCTTTTTTTCGCTGCTTCGGCCTTCCGTCTGCTCGCATAGCCTGCAAGTCGTAGTTCCATCGAATCTCGCCATACAAGGCCTTTCAGGCGTTCCGGTGTCATCCGATCACCGTCTGGACTCACGAGGTAATTGCCTGAAATTCGCCATCCAATGAAACGACCATTCAGATACTCACACATGCGTCTATGCTTCCTTTCGCGGGGGACTTTCGTCTGGGAAGAAAAGATGCTAGCAGCAGCTTTATCAAGCCTGCGTAATAGCTGAGGTCGCTTCCAAGCGTTTTACATAATATACATTATGCGAAATCGGATTAGGACCGCGTTGAGGGTGCGCGGCCGATCTGCATCGGCGCGTGGTGACCAATCATTTGGAACTGACCGGTGCGTGGGCTGGATGGCGATTAGCTGGCAGAGACCTTAGTTGCGCCCAGCGGAGAAAGGATCCCAGAACAAAGGCTGCGCGGATTGCTCTGGTATGCCAATGCTAGCGATATCCGGGATTCGGTTCGCAGGCGCAACGCCAAACGCAAGGCAGTTCAGCAGTCAATGATCAAAGTGGTTGTGGTGGATCTAGCCGATTGGCGGGAACGCCACTTCGGTCGCGCTGGCTGAGACGAGCGTCACCGTCGGGGGCTGATGCCCCCTACCCCCCCAGAGATACAATGCGTCGGGTCACCAGGGGGAAGCATGGAACGCCAAGAGCCAAAATTTGGAAAAAATACAGGAATTGAAGATGTCGAATTTCGCCCTCGATCCTACCTTGGGCCAACGCGGCAACCCGCTGATTCTTCAGATTTTTGGGTAAGAGCGGGAGTCTGTTTTGTTGTGTTGATCATAGCTGCCGTGGGACTAATCGAATGGAATGCCCGTCGCCAAGCTGCAGCGATGACTGCTGAACTGCTGCGACCAATGACGCCACGTGAAGAGGCCCAATTCAAAGCCGGGCAGGAAAAAGCGGAACGCGAGCTCGCAGCTAATACAGCGAAAGAAGTGGCGCAACTTCGTCGGCGCATCTTAGTGGGCGATCCGCAGCAGGTGGAAGTGAGGCCGCTGTCAGATGGTGAGCGATGCATACAGGGGCGAAGGTTTAAACGGATAGCTAACGGATGGCAACAAGTGCTTGAGCCATGCCAAAGCTGACGAAGAGGCGGCATCGTGGTGATCCGCCGCTATCCCTCGCAGGCCGGCGGCTGCTTCATCGCCGGCACGCCGGTATGGACCGCTGCGGCTTGGTGCCGATCGAGCAGATGAAGATCGGCGACGGCGTGCTGTCGCAGCCGGAGGGAACCGGCGAGCGGGCATACCGCAAGGTGGTGCGGACGTTCTCCTACGAGGGCAAGTCGGTGATGTCGGTGCGCTACGGCGTCGTCGGCGACGACACCATCTCCTACGACCAGTACGCGACCGGCAACCACCCGTTCTGGGTCAAGGGCACCGGCTGGACCCGCGCCGACCTGCTTGAGGACGGCGCGGAACTGGAACTGCAGGACGGTCGCCAGGCCTTCGTGCTGGAGGTGGCGCAGGTCTACAAGACCAACCGCCCGAACGTGGGCTGGGAGCCGGAGTACTCGCACAGCGTGGTCGGCTTCGAGGCCGACCACAGCAAGGGCTGGGACTCAACAGTGCGATTGTCGCAGGATCAGGGGGAGTTGTTCAGACAATCCCTAGAGCTGCTACGTGCTGATCGGGCAGTCCTGTCACCGGCTCGCGAATCCCCGCGCCGGTCACTCCTATGAAGGAAGAGTCAGCCGTGGAGACGGACAGCCAGTTATCCAATCGATTTTCGCGCAGGATGCGTTGTGTCGTGATGCGCTGCGGGTAGGAGCGCATGAACATGTTGGTGAAGTGGCTGCCGTAGTGGATGCGTCCGTCTTCTGGCTCTGGACGTAGCGGCTCGATAACGGCTTTGAAGTTCGGCTCGTGGAAATATGCAAGCGCATAGCGTTCGCGTGTATTAAGTTTCACTTTGTGAGGTGTGGATAGCAGGTAGCCACCCGTGAGGAACTGCATGATGTCGCCAGGAAAAGCTGTCACCACGCGCGGCGTGGGCTGCACGAAGGTCCAAGGTTCCTCGTTTTCGTACATGCCTGCGGCACTTTCTTCGGAAAGCCAGTTACGGCGACGCACCTCGCCTTCCACAGGGGGACGAATATAAAGGCCACCGACATCGTCCTGTGCAGCGATCACAAGCATGCCGTAATCCGTGTGAGAGCTGATACCCCGGCTTTGGTTACCAAGTGTGGCGCGTGGGAAACGCAGTACCCGCATATGGTGCCAGCCATCACGGGTCAGTTGGTTGAGTCCGTCGATGTCGTCCAGCCTTCCTAGCGAATGCAAGCCCAGCGCGACGAGTCGCAGCAATTTCTCGCCGATGGCGCCGAGTTGGTCAGTGAACAGCGCCATGTCTCGCTGAAACCCTTTGTTTGGCCAAGGCACTGGGCCGTGACAGGGCCATTGCTGCTGCACGCGGGCATCGTCCGCGGGCAGATCCTTGCAGACGGTGTAAATCTCAGAATAGTCTGCTTTTCCTGCAGTGATTTCTTCGCCGGATGCAATGTAGCCTGCGTAGTTCAGATCGCTCAGGTGGCTGGATTTTTCGGAATGCGGCAACGCGAAATAACCCTGACTGGCTTTAAAGGCGTTTTGTGTGATGGCATCTTGAGTGTCATCGAGAGCGATTTGAATGATACCGTCTCTGCGCCAAGCGTCTATTATGTCCAACCCCAAATCAATATTTGATTGGATAACATCGATGGTGGGAGGGATTTGAAATGTGATTATTTTATTCACGTAATTCTCCTCGTGCAT